CTCATTTTAACATTAAAGGAGTTGATGGCCATAGATGAAGATTTGGGAGAGGCTATGGCTGTAACAGGAGTCAAGCAGTTTAGCGTAGGAGATATTCCACTGCATCTTCTGACGAGTTTGTGTGGGAAATTTGGTCCAGACCGTGGTTTCCATCGTCGCTGTACTGCAGACATATCAGACAAAGTGACGGACAAGCCAGCGTTCTGCGCTTGGTTGCACAAGGCTTGTCATGGGAAGTGGCCGGCAGAGGGAGAATCATGAACATAGATACTTCCATCTACGAAAAACCTCCACATGGTTCCCTCCGAGGCACCTGGACCTTCGAGTTCTTTGGATCTAAAGGAACAGGCCGTCAAGCAGTCGAGGGAGCCTGGAGTACAGCGAAGCAGTGGGCAGTTAATAGAGCTTCGGAGTTACAAGCTGAGACCATTCTATTAGTCGAAGGTCCAGGAGCTGGGGACGGGGTTTCAGAATCAGATGGTTCTTCTCCCACCGTTTCAGACGAACCAACAGCCTGCGTTGTGCTAAAAGTTTCTCCAAGTTTAGCTCTAATGTCTGACAATGTTCCAGAATCGCACGAAGTGTCGCAGGGCGGCGATCTTCATCTGACTCTAGCTTATCTCGGATCCAACCAGACTCTGGACAAGACCTTAATAGTTAAGGCTTTAGCAGACTTTGCTCAGAAAGCCAAACCGGTAGTAGGTAGAGTCAACGGTTATGGGGTATTCGATACTCCCGACGACAGACGTGCTATACACTTATTGTTTGACTCACCCAGTCTCCCAGAATTTAGACAATCCCTAGTGAAGGCTTTGCTCAAGGCTGGAGTTGCGATTGACAGGAAATTTGGGTTTATTCCACATGTAACGCTAGCATACGCGCCTAAAGAAGGAAAATTAGCAACACCTGTTACATCGGATGAACCCATCACTTTGGATTCAATGCAACTTTATTGGGGAGACGACAGAGCAAACTTTTCGCTGAAGGCTGGATTTGAGGTTTTAGTTCCTGAAGACCTACAGATTCCAGAAGAGGACGAAGACGTCATTGAGAGACTTCCGGGTGGAGTAGTTGTAACTAAAGCCTACGACGATCAGACTATCGTTGTTCGTGAACCCCTTGGAGGCTTGATCGAAGGCAAGTCCTTAGATGAGATTATGGCAAAGATAAATAGTAGAACACCTGAGCCCGCTGGAGCAATAACTGTTAACGGTTTACCACTAGAAGAAGCATTTAAAGGAGAAGAGCATTTGACTTCAGATACTCTCGTAGCCTGGGGCGGTCCAGTCAAAGCCCTGGGTATCAAAAACGGCAAAGGCGTGTTAGGTGGCCAGCTCATTCTATACGGAGCGACGGGTGAGAAAGACTTAACTGGGGACTGGTTCGCAGAAGAAACTTACTACGGTCCACGGGACGGAGACGGGGCCGATACAATGATGCACCATGGCATTCCCCTTGGAAAAGGGATGGAAGAGTTTGCAGATCACCTCTTTAGTCCACTGAAAGCTGTTCGCAATAAGTTAGGAATCTGGGCAGAGATGGCTTGTGACCTGGCAGATGAGTTTGAAGAGAAAGTCTATGAACTTGGTCAGAAGGGAGTTTGGAAATGGTCTAGTGGAACAGCAGACCACATGATCAAGAAAGACTCTACGGGTCAAATTCTGAGGTGGCCCATCATAGAAGGTTCTTTGACACCAACACCAGCAGAACCGAGAATGCTCAACCATCGAATGCAACCTCTAAAAGCGTTTATGGATATGGATTGGGTGTTACAGCCGACTATAGAAGCTACTTTGATAGTAGATGAACAGTTAAAAATACTAGGAGATTTTATCCCCTTGCACGATGTTGGTTTGTCAGCCTTAGCCCTGGCGAGACGGCGTAGGATACGAGTTAGATGACACGCTTATGCGTGATTGCTCGAGGCCTGACGGATGGCGGATAGGTTAGATCCAAGTCTGATTGGGTATGGGCGTATGATAAACTTTATGAGACAAAACAAGGAGAGAATAAAATGGATCCCGAACTACAAGTGCTAGTCGATGGAATTATGGCACTTACACCAAACGTGACGCCTGAACAAAAGGCGCAGCTTACCGCTTCGTTGAAGCTGGCTATGTTTGCTCCTGAAGGATCAGTCAAAACTGTCTCCGTTGAGAGTACGATGAGCGCTATTGAAAATACAGTTGCTGGGTTGACTAACGACCAGCTAGCAGCTATCGAATCTACTCTTAGCGTGGCTTTTGACGGGGTGGATGAAGAGGAAGAAGACTTAGAAGCAGACGACGAGTTGGTAGACGAAGTCGTAGACGAAGTTTTGATGGACCTAGAAGAAGACGACGAGGAAGAGATGGCCGACGACGAGGAAGATTACGATGAGTTGATGGCCCGTCTCATGGAAGACGACGAAGAGTACGAAGAAGAAATGGCCGACGATGAGGAAGATGAGGAGTTGATGGCTTTCCTCATGGAAGACGATGAGGACGAGGAGCTGGAAGCTTACTTTGCAGACGAAGAAGAAGAAGAGGAAGAGATGGAAGCAACCATCCGGGCGGCGGTGAACCGAGCTTTGCGTCAACGAGGGATGGGTCGTAAGACTCGACGCCGCAATGGGCGCAACCAAAGCCGCCGTCGAAACCGCAAGGCTTTTACTGCAGGACGACGTCCTCCATACACCTTCGCTCAAGGTCGTGCATCGCGTAAGGTGAACGCTGTCAAGACTCTCAACCGAATTCGATATGGTCGGGTGTCTGAAGAGATCAAGACGATTGCCGCAGACCTTTACGGCAACGAGTATGAGGAATTGCGGTTTGAACAACATGCTGCTTATGGGAAGTTCTGCCGTAGAGGAAAAGATAGCCTATCTGACAACGAACGTTCGTCGCTAAAGACCATCGTCCTGACGCCTACACAGTTAACATACTTGGCTGCAAAAGGTGTGTCTATTAGTAGCGTTAAGACTGATATGTCTGAAATCTTGTTGGACTTGGGTGGTTTTCTAGTGCCTGAGGATCTTCGGACAGATATCATTGAGCGTTTGCCCGGGTTAACGGTCGTTCGTAGCCGTGCAGACGTTGGTCCAACAGGGTCGGACGTTATGACCAGGGTCAAGGTCACTGGCGGTGATGATCGTTACGTGTCGCCAGTCCGCACGACCTGGGTCGGTGATGCTCCTACTGCGTCAGCACGAACCGCTCCAACCTTTGGCATTGAGCGAACACCGGTGAACATCCAAAAAGCGACGGTGTACGTTCCGATGACCCTTTTGGAAGATACGCCGTTCCCACTTACGACATGGATCAACGATCATGTGACCAAAGCGTATGCTATGGACGAAGATGATGCATTCCTCGTTGGCGATGGTAACGCTAAGCCGGAGGGTATCCTCCCGAGTCAGTCCAACTTGGTTCTAGGCAGCGGTCAAGAAGTCGTCTCTGGAAACGCTTCGGCGTTGACGGCGGACGGAGTCATTGATCTTGTCTACGCTCTGGCTGAACAATACTGGGCAGGTGCAGTGTTTATCATGAACCGATCTACTGCGGGTATTGTCCGTAAGTTTAAGGACGGTGAAGGCAACTACTTGTGGGAGCCTTCCTATCAGGCCGGTCAGCCTCCGACCTTGTTGGGTTACCCAGTGGCGATGAGTGAAGCGATGGCAGACGTTGCGGCTAACTCTTATCCCATGCTCTTTGGTGACCTGAACCAAGGTTATCAGATTGCAGACCGAATCGGAATGAGTGTGATTAGGGACGACGTGACGTTGGCGGAGTCGGACATGATCAAGTTCATTTTCCGACGGCGTGTAGGTGCGCAAGTAAAGGGCGAGTGGTCCATCGTCACGCAAAAAGTTTCAACGTAGACTAGTTTGTGTAGGCTTTCAGAACAAATCCTGAGAGCCTACAGTTATCGGAACAAGATCCTGTTGGTTTAGTCGGAAGGGTCGTTAGTTAGAAGGAGACTAAGATGAAAAAGTATCGTTCGCGACGAAAGGCGTCCAAACCTGCGGAGGCTGTGATGAAAGAAACACAAAGACGTTTAGATGCGGCTGTTAGCGCTCTACGTGCTGTGAGGCTTGAGATAAACCAGAACAAACAAGTTATTCAAGATGTACCTCATGCGCGAAAAATGTGGAAGGCTTTGTCGGATGCGAAAATGAGTTTAGAAGACGCGGACGATGCTCTTTATCAGATGTCTCGTTACTTGAACAAATAGGAGAAAAGGAAATGACAGATTATTTCAGAACACCAAGCGATTCGGTCTTGGTTAAGCAGTCGATTCCGCCCCAAAGCATCTCGACTGCAACAGTCAATGGTACGGGGGTGGACACTCAGGGTTATGAGTCGATGCTGGTCATCGCCAACGCTGGTGCTGTAGGAACAAGCATTGCAGTCAAGTTGCAAGAGTCTAGTGACGACGGAGATGCTGATGCCTATGCAGATATTACGGATGCTACGACCGGTGCAGTCACTGACGCGGATGAACCATATATCATGGACGTGAACCTTTCGGAGTATGAGAGGTACATCCGTGCGGTGGCGACAGCGGTTGGTGTGGTGTTGGTTGGTGTGGTGTTTGTGCTTGGAAGCGGGCGTCACTTGCCCCCAAGCCAGGACAACACTCCTACGCAAGTAGGATACGATCAGCTTGCTTAGTCGAATATGTTTAGAGGGACAAGGCTTGCTTGCTGACATTGCCGTTGAGAGTCCCTGCCCCGGCGGACTTGTGAGGGAAGTTTCGGCTTCCCTCACAGGGATAGGAGTTTAACATGAAACGATCTAGGCGTAGAGTCAAACAACGTAATGTAGGCAAGAACACCAGAGCTCTTTCATCCGTCAAAGACGCCTACGGAGATGCCAGATCAGCTAGAATTGCTATACGCAAAGCTGTTAGTTTAAACCTGGAGTCTTACTTGGTAAAAACTCTGAGCAAGGCCGATAGTCATTTAGTATTAGCCTTAAACGAGTTGGAAGCTGCTAACGATCGTCTGAGAGAAATACTAGGAAGGTTGAAGTACTAGCAGCATGCAGAAACACAAGTTAAGGTTGGTAGTCAAAAAAATAGTTCTTGAAGAGCTCCGAGAGATCCAACCTCGGTTTGCTCATGGTATCGAAGAGCGTCTCGCTGAGAGGCTCAAGGAGAAAGAGGGGCAGGGAACCCCAAAGGAAAAGGATCATGGCAGAAGTAGAAGTTCTCGTGGCAGGACGTTACAACGACGAAAGAGGTCGAGCAGACGACTACGAACCAGGCGACATCCTCGTTACTAAGCCTTGGTACGCAACCTCTTTAGTAGAAAGTGGGTATGTCCAAAGACGTACTGTTCGGCGTAGGGTGCGACAAAGAGTCGATGAGGTTTTAGCTACAGCTACAAAACCGTTACCAGTACCTTCTATAGCGAGGCACGACGTAAGACGCCCAGTGGAGCGTCGAGAACCTCTAGATATACCTGAAATTATTCCAACAGAGACGGGATGGGGAGATGAACCTACAACACCTGTGGTTGGACCAAGCATAGAACCTCCGTTTGAAGAAGAACAGCCTCAGATGGGTGGGATAGTAGCAGGCACACCAGAAGATGGAATATCTTTACTATCTCGGGATCCCGAAGTCGCGACAAAAGACCTTCCAGTAGCTGTAAAGATTAATGCTTCTCCAACGGCTAAAAAGCTTGCTGCAAAACACAATATCAATCTGAGGGGTTGGGAAGGATCAGGGAAGGACGGTCGGGTTGTGAAAGATGATGTGGATCGCTACTTAGAGGGTAGATGAACTACACGACGTTGTACCTCGTCAGAGACTATTTAGGGCTTGCAGCCACTGAAACGGCTGACGATACTCGTCTGACCAATCTTCTCGCACCGTCCACGCGTCAGATTAAACAGTTCATGCGAAGGCGCTCTGATATCCGTAGGGAAACTTTGTCGTTTGACCATCCGGCTCCACTTAGGTCTAGATTGGGAAAGTTCTCTATTGAAGATTTTGTCCTTCAGATGAATGCGTTAGCAGATTATTCTTCAGAAAGACTGAGGTTAGACCAAGACTTGTTAGAGGTTTTGACACTAACTAATGGAGACGATACGACCATAAGTTCTGATGATTATGTGCTAGAACACGCAAGACTTTATCCAAAATATGCCATTCGGTTGAAAGCAGGTTCTGGAGTGGTATGGCAGTACAGTTCAGGTGGAGAACGACTTCAGGTGATTTCTGTAGATGGTTACTGGGGTTACCACGACGTTTATGCGGATGCGTGGGTAAGTTCTTTAGATACCCTACAAACCGGAATAAACGCTGTAGTTACTTCTATGACCGTGGGAGATGCAGATGGTGTAGCGGCTGATTTAAAAGCCGTTCGGTTTCAAGCGGGAAACTTGATTCGTCTCACTACCGCTGCAAGCGCAGTAGAGTTTATGCTCGTGACGGCTGCGAATTACAGTACAAATGTTCTCACTCTCGTGAGAGGTTATGCAGGAACTAGCGCAGTAGCACACATTGCAGAAGAGAGTATAGATGTGTTCAGGGTCGCTGCCGACATAGAATTGGCCTGCACACGTTTGGTTGCTTGGCGCTACCGACAGAAAGATGCTGACGCTTTCAATCAAGAAAGCATTCTGGGAACAACTGAGGTAGCTATTCCAACGAGCATGCCAGAAGACGTCACTCGGTTACTGCCTCTACCCAAGGAAGAGCTATAATGTCTGCGTCCGCAAGAACAGAGTTGGAGAGAGATTGGGGTTATACGGACGTAGCAAAGAAACAAGAACTTCCAGGTTGTGTTGTGTTCTTTGCTCGAAACGATAGAAACCACATAGTGTACATTCGAGTAACTGATAGTAATGTTTTCACAGAACATAAAGCTAAACATCACGCAATTGCAGGTGTGGCGGGAAAGCCAATTTCAAAACAAAGGAGTAGTTAATGAGCTTATCTGACG